CGTTCCTTTCAGACGAGCAAGGTACAAATAATAAACCTGAGGGCATTTTCTACAATAACGGCGCACCCCTCTCAGAAGTTAGCAAATTTGTAGATCTTACCAACTTGGAAGCAGAAGTTGAGAATGCAAATGTTGATGGCAATGTTGTTTATCTCCTCTCCCCTAAGGCCAAGGCCTCGTTGCGCAATATGATGAGAGGCGATAAAAACCTTGTATATGAGAACGGCACTATTGACGGCACGGAAAGCCTAAGTACTTCAAATATCAAAGACAAAAAAATTGCATTTGGTGACTTTTCTAATGTTGTGATTGCAAATTGGAATTGCGTCGATATCGTGGTTGATAACCTCAGCAAAGCAGCACAGGGCCTTGTCAGACTTGTGGTGAATTTCTACTGCGACGTGAAACTACTTAGACCTGAGGCTGTAAAGGTGGCAACGTTGAAATAAGATTCATAACGATAAACAGATATGGAAATTACATTAGATGAAATCAAAGCACATTTGAACATTGAAAAGGATTGGCATGGAGAAGATCAGTATCTCCAATCCCTTCTTGACGCGGCAAAAGTCGTTGTTCAAAAACATATCTGTGATGATATTGATGGTATGAGTGAGGAGCAAAAAAAGCCCCTCATTCATGCAATCAAATTGCTTGTTGGGACATGGTACATGAATAGGGAATCACTGAGCAATCTTCAAAAGGGCAATCATAGTTATGAGTACATATTATCATTATATAAGAATTATTCAGGTTGATAGATATGTTTGCAGGAAATTATAAATTGAGATTAACGGTTGGCGTGAAAGGGGGTCGTGAAGAATATGCATTTATGGCTCACAGCCCACAAATCAAAAAACCGCCCTATAAAAATGTTGGTTATTCTCAACAATCAATCACCCCAAGCAAAGACCCAAAAGTTATGCTTGCTCGTGAAGTGAAAGACAGCCAATCAAAATATGGTGAATTTGGTGAAGCTATGCGCCCAATAACAAGCCGATTATTTGCCGTGAGAGATTATCATGATTGGATGGCTGAGGGCGACATTCTTTCCCTTGAGTCGAGAAAAGGGGATGAATATAAACACGCTTTTAGGATTGTAGAAATGCAACACAAGCCCGAGTTAAAGGAGATATGGCTTTTCTGTGATCGGACACAGAATAATATTTTAGTCACCTAATATATGAACATTGCAATCAAGGTACTCAGAAACACGGCAAAGGATTTTGTTACTTCATTGAAGAAAGAATCAATGAAGGCAAGCCGCCAAGCAATAAATAAATGTGGTTTGTTGTTGCGCAATCAAGCAAGAAAGAATCTCAGATCATCAAGCATTCATATCACAAATAGTAGAACTCGCAAAGGAAATAAGCTCTACAATGATAAACTGTTGAATGGCATTAGAGCGGGTAAGACATTCCGCAAAGATGACAAAGGATTTGCCCGTTATGTGAGGATTACCAAGAACAAAAGGAACAAGCAAAGCGGATGGTATAGGCTTGGTTGGTTGAACAAAGGCACACAACAACGTTTCAAGAAAACCAACGGCCGTTCAACAGGTTCAATGCGAGCGACCAATTTCTATGATAATGCGCTTTCAAACTTTGATTTCAAAACCAAATATGAACAAGAAATGGATAAGGCCTTGGCCAAACTAAAGAAGTAGCACGATGATAAACACATTCTATTTAGGAGCAATAATTACAAGCAGCCTTGAATTTGTGCTCGGAGAATATCTATCTACTCCACAACAAGGCACGCCGCAAGGTGAGGGTGGATATGAGGAAGGAGAACCACCAATTCACATTTATCCATGTACTGCCTTTCCTGATGATTTAGATATTATCTATTCTCAGCGATGGATCACATTCAAAAGGACAAGCACCACCCCAAGCTATACAAAAGATGGCCTTGTGTGTGATAAGGTTGAGTTCATGCTAAATATATGTTGTGGTTCATATTCTGAGTCCACGGTCTTGGCGTCTTATATCAGAGAGTATTTTTGCAATAATGTTTTGCGAGATTCTGAGGAACTTGAGGACGCAACATCGTTCCTAAAACACTGCCGCCTTGAAGACGCCTCAGAAGATTTTGAGCAAGACGTTTATATACAAAGCCTCCAATTTAGCGGTGAAGTATATTACACGGAAAAGAAACAACCAACAAAAACAGAAGATTAAAATAAAATAAATTATAATTTATACTATATGGCACAGAACATAATCAATGGCTCAGACCTAATGCTTTTTGATAAACAGAATAAGAGCTTGGTTTCATACGCCAAAGATCACTCGCTCAGCTTATCGGGCACAACAAGTGATGTATCAAGCAAAGATCATGGCCTTTGGAAATCCACACAGATAACGGGTATGGAATGGTCACTATCTACCAATTGTCTTTATACAATTGAGTCGTTTGACAAGTTATTTGACGCATTCATTTCACGCACACCGATGGATGTAACGTTCACAATTAAGAAGGAGACCGACCCACTTAAATCGGTCGCTGATGGGGATTATCCCAATTGGACGGCGGGTGCAGGTGGCTATCAAGGTCAGGTTTTAATCACTTCCTTAAAGGGCGACGCCAATAACGGAGAATCGGGAAATATCTCGGTTGAGATGGTGGGAATTGGCTCATTAAAAAAGCGCACCGCAACGGCGTGAGAAAAAAAAATTGGGTGATTGGTTTGGAAATTCAATACCAATAGAGGTATAATATAAGAGCACGAGGGAAAGTCCCTTGTGCTTTTAATTTCAATAATAATTTAAAAAGAAAAATTTATGGAGACTAAAGTAAAAATGGTGGTCTTAGGAAAGAAATTCACGGTTGATTTCACCATGCGTGCGTTAATCAAGTATCAGCAACTAACAAACAAGAGCTTCAATCCTTTGAATTGGAAGGAATTGTTTATTCCCAAATCCTTGACACAACTTTCAAAACTATTCTATTGTTGTGCTGTGACAACCATTCCCAATTTTGAATTTACATATGAGTTGTTTATGAAGGTACTCGATGATCACCCAATGAAGTTTGTTGAATTTGCGCAATGGCTAAATGAGGGGTGGTTAAATGAAGCGTTGGAAAGGGAAAGGCTTTATTTATACTAAGAATTGAATTTTTAGCAAGAACAGACTATTTATATAATGAGGGGTATGAGGGAAACCTTGTATCTCTCATTATTTGATAATAACAATATAATGACAAGTAAAAATGACAATCACAATTAGACAAAAACAGGTGGAATTGCGCTATTCATTGCGTTCACTCTTTAGTTATGAGAATATTACGGGGCAATCATTCAATCCAAAGAGTTTGCAAGATTTCTGCACCTTCTTCTATTGCGTTGTGTGCTCTTCAAACAAAGACCTTGACATTACATTTGATGATTTCATTGATGAAGTAATTGACCCCAATCCACAAGTCATGAATGAGTTTGCGGAATGGTTGGGCAAGGTCATGCAGAAGAACACGTTTTTAAGCGGACAAGTTGAGAAGGAATCCAAGGGCAAGGGCAACAAAAAAAAATAGTTCATGAGCTGTTCAGGTTGCTTTGTTTTGAGTTCAAATGCTGCACAATCCCCTATTTCTTTGATGAGATGGAAGAGTATGAAGTGCAAGATATAATCTCAAACTTGGAGTACTATGAACACCCTGAATGGGAGCGCACCCGATTCCAATCATACTGTAATATCCAAAAGAGCAGCAGCAAGAAACTAAAACCCACCGACCTTATAACATTCCCATGGGAAAAGGAACACGACAACACAGAGCAAATAAACGGCAATTCCGAGCCTTTGACGCAAGAAGATATTGCACGCCTTAAAGAACAAGCAAAAATAATATCACAGACATTAGAAGACCAATGAAAAACGACTTTTCAATACAACTAAGTGCCAATGATCAGAACCTAATTAAAGCGCTTGACAACTCCCAAAACAAACTTGCCAAATTAGAATCCGCTTTTCAAAAGGCAGGTTCTAAATCAAAGGTTTTTGGTAGTGCTACTGAATCACTCGGAAACCAATTACAAGGGTTATCGGGAAAATTTGAAGGCTTATTGCAATCGGTCGGTGGGTCGATGGAAGGATTGACGGGTGCATTTGGTTCTCTTGGCAGTGGCATATCTTCATCGGTCACTGAAATTCTCGGTTCATTATCAGGTGGCTTGCTTGCGGTTGCGGGTGTTGCAGTATCTGTTATATCCAAATCGATTTCTGAGTGGGACAATCTCAAACAAGAACTCAATGCGTTCCAAAATATCGCTGAGGCCTCCGACGCTGAAATGCTGAAATTCTCTCAGAGTGCAAAGGAACTGAGTAACCAAAGCGGAATTGCGACAATTGAGATAATCAAAATGCAACAAGGCCTTATTGGTATCAATCCCGATTTGGTCAAAAATACAAGTGCTCTAAATACAATGAGTCGTGCCGTCTTAGCCTTATCGGCGGCGGGTAGAATTAGTGCAGACGACGCGGGGCAATACCTTTCAAGTGTTTTGGCTGCCTTTAATCTGAGTGGAGAATCAGCCGTTGAAGTTTCAAATAAAATAGCCCAATCAAGCCGTCTGGGATCACAAGAGATACAAAACGTCGCGGCGATTTTGCAGAAAAGTGGCAGCGCCTTTGCGTCGGCGGGTGTCGATTTGAATATGGCTCTTGGTGTAATTGAGGGCGTGGGTGACAAATACCTTGGAAAATCTGAGGAATTGGGTACTGCATTAAATTCTACATTAAGCCGCTTGATGTCCGTGCGTGAAGAATACAGTGAGTATAATTTGAGCTTGCATTCTCTCAATGAAGTATTAGAATCGGCTGCCAAAAATCACCTTTCTTACGCGGATTGCGTTCAACTCGTGGGCATAAGCAATGCAAGCCTCTTGCAGCAACTCATTCAGAACAGAGAGAAATTTGGCCAACTTGCCGCGCAAATCAACGGGACAAACGCTGCCTTGGAGATGGAAGAAGTACAGAATAATTCTCTCGGAAAATCGTGGGAAAAACTCGGTGTCGTTACTGAAAACTTTTTTCTGACTATCGGGCAAACGGCCATAATGCAAGAATTGTATTCATATATCAAATATGTATGCGACTCAATAAGTGAACTGATTTCTTGGGCGGGTGGTTTAATTGACCAATGGAATCAGCTCATGAGTGGATTTGATTCATCATTTACAGTGTGGGATCTACTTAAAGGTTATATTCAGTACAATATGGCACTCATCAAGGCACTCGGTGAAGCATTTATTGTAACATGTGCCTTAATAGTAAAACCTCTTGTCGATTTGTGGAACTTGATCAAAAGATTTGCCGCTGATGTATGGAAACGCCTCAGTGATTTCCCGCTTGGCAAATCCGTGAAAAACGCAGTAAAAGAAGCATGGCAGTGGTTGCAAGACTTGTGGAAGAAAATTGTATCGTGGTATAACAACCTAAAGAAATACCTTGGCCTTAGAACGGATAATTCAACCGATGTAAAACTTAATGTGAAGGAAGATCGGACAGTAACACAAACGTTCAAAGGTGGTGGTTCAGGTCTTCCCTCCTTATCATCATCAAAGAAGGGTGGCAAAAAAGGCGGTTCAAAGAAGCATGGAAGTGGTTCAAAGAAAACGGGAATTGAAGCCCCTGAAATTGGAAGCCTAAAATTCTATGAAGACAAGTTGCACGCGATAAATGAAGAGCTATCAAAAACCAACGTTTCAAGCGGTCGATTATATCAATTGAAGCAAGAGGCCGCCCTTGTTCAAGAGCAAATCGATAAAATAAAACGCCGCAATAAATTATTTGACGAGAAGCCAAAACAAACCACCCAAAAAGCAACTGTTGAGCAAGGAAGCATTCAAGAGATTAGTGACCTGATTAGTGGCAAGGAAAACCAACTTAAAAACTTAAAGGTGGGTTCTGATGGTTTTAATCTCTTAGTTCAAGAAATTGAAGAACTCAAAGAGAAAAAGGAGTTCTTAGAACTCAAAATGCACCCCAAGGTTGATGAGAACTCAATGAACGCATTACTTGGTTCACTTGCAAAGGTTCAGGAGCAAATCAACGGCCTGAAATATGAGGTTTCAATCACAACCGATAAATCCAAACTTGAACTTTTAAGAGAACAAATCGATTATCTCACAAACAAGGAACATAAAATACAACTTAGTATTGATGAGAAGCGACAAAATACCATTGCTCAAAATGCTGAGGATATCAAAACTAAATATGAGAATTTGGGGCAAGCAGCAGGAAGCGTTGGTTCTGTATTTAGTGCCCTTGGAGATGTTACAGATGATTCATTTATGAAGATGATGGGAACTATTTCAGGGGCAGTAAGTAGCATATTACCTGAAATCGGAAAACTCGTTGTTGCCAATCAAGCCGCAGCGCTCTCATCAGGAACGGCAAGCGCAGCAGCAATGCCATTTCCCGCAAATTTAGTGTCGATTGCAAGCATAATCACTACAATCTTAGGTGTCTTCTCATCACTGCCTAAGTTTGCCGATGGTGGTATTATTCAGGGCAAAAGTTTTGGAGATTATAATCTCGCAAGGGTCAACGGCGGAGAGATGATATTAAATGGAACACAACAATCCAAATTGTGGAATACAATACAGCAAGGAACAACAAGCAGCAGCGCCCCGATTTCAGGTGCAGTAAAATTCCACATTGAAGGAAAACAATTGGTTGGCGTTCTGAACAATTATAATTCAAGCAAATCACGTTTATAATGTACAAGTTTGGCTATTTCAGGAACATACAAGACCACCTTTATAAGGTGGTTATTATCACTGATTATCAAGAATACAAAGTGGGACAAGGGCAAGGGGAGGAAATAACTCTTCTTGCTAATCCTGTATCTATTGAATATGAAGGTGCAGACGACGTTTTTGCGCCTTATCGTTGTTCAACAATGACCGTGCGATTCTTACAACCACGCTTTGATGAATCACTCAATAATGCGCTCGGAAATAATGTCTTTGTTACATTACAGAAGGAAGAAGGCGGCAAATACAAAACTTTATGGATGGGTTTCAGCACTCCAAATGTCTATAACCAAGCGTTTATAAATGTCGTTGGAGATGAATTTGAATTGGAATGTCAGGACGCATTATCAACATTGAAGTATTGCAAGTTCAAGAGACAAGAGACCAAACAGCACTTGACCATAAAGGATTATATTCAACTTGGATTCCTTCAATTGAACGACCTTTTCAAACGGTGCATATATCCCACAACGCCCAATAACATTTTGGATATGTGCATTCCACAAGAGAATTGGTTTGATGAGGACGATGAACCGATGAGTTATCTTGAAATCCTTGAAGAGATTTGCAAATACCTTGGTCTTACATTGACGAGTGAAGGAGAAGATATTCTATTATTAGACCCACATTGCAATGAATATTTTGCTTTTTCATTGGAAAGCGGAGAAATACAGCCAATAACATTCATCAGAGAGGAAATCACACTCAACAAAGAGGACGTTTCAAGCAATGACTGTAATATTAGCTTGTTGCCCTCATATAATAAGGTATCATTGACGGCTAAGCATTACCCCGTTGAGAAGAAGATACAGAAGTATGAGGATATGGAATTAGAACACTGTTCAGCCTATGGAGTAAAAGGACAATATGGGGCGTCTATCCTTTGTGATGAAACGGGTGAAGATTCTTTGCATGTGCAGCTCTTCAAAGTCTTCAATAATCAAATCGGAGCATATAATGTGTTTTTGAGGTACAATCACTTTAATCCATATGAAGATTTTACATTCTACTCCCACCCCAAGGATGAGAATAAAGAATACACCACCAAACTACCTATTGCAAATGAAACCGTCCTCAATAAGGATTTTCTATACACCCATAACGTTTCAGCCCCTTGTGAATATGAGACACAAGAGATAAAAAAAGAGGAGTTTGGCAATGTACCAAAATCTGTATCACTAAAGAAAGCATTCATCTTTCAAACGGCCTTTGGAAACTCACAGAATAAAGAACTATTCCTTGACCTCTCAAAACAAAAAGATGATTGGTCGGAAATAAACCAAACAGTAAATCAGGTATTATTTTCTCATCGCATTGCAAGAGTTACCACAAATGATAATTCATTTGGGAATATCGTGAATATCAACTTCAATTTCTCTTGTTATTGGGGTTCATACCTACCTTGTAAGAAGCGACAAAAGAATGATTATAAAGAACTCTTATTTAGATTGCGATTTGCGGGCAAATACTACAATGATAAAGAAAAGACATGGCAAGATAAGCCATATAATTGTACAGTGCAATATGATGATGGAGGTAATCTAATTGTTCCAAACTCAAACACTGATTGGAAGACATCGCTATTATTTGGAGAACATAAAGGTATCAACATTCCACTCCCAACAAACCAAACGGGAGACGTTTATTTTGAATTCATGCGTCCGTTTACTGCAATGAGAAGTGATTACAAGTTTGTAAAGGGTGCTTTATTTGATTCTAAGATTCCAATTTACACAAGGACAACAGAAGGTTGTAATATCATCACGGATTATGAAGCAACAATCTATGGATTGAACAACAGCACCGACGATTCAGAAACACAATATGAGAATCAGCTATCAGATAATAAGTTCATTGAAGAGGCAAGCGATATTGAATTGAAGGTTTGCACCTATGATGGAAAGGCAACAGCATATTCATCACCCTACTTCTATTCACAAGAAAAGGGAGTGGAAATGCTCAGATCATTTGATTATGGATTGTATCTTGGATCACCCGAGGAATCTCTAATAACAAGAGCAATCAACCAATTCCAAAAGCCGCAATTGAAAATGGAGATCACTCTAAATCGTGAAATGAGTTTCAACAGCACAATAACAAGCTCTTGGTTTCCTGATAAGAAGTTCATTATTAGCTCATACACCTTTGAGCCACAGCAGATGAATTACACTTATAGCTTTGTAGAATTGAAGGATATAAGCACCTTTCAAGCCATAGTGAAGAAGGACAAGGAGAGAAAGCAGAAACGCAATGGGGATTTAATTTATCATGAAGACAACAACAAACCAAAGCACGTTATCACCAACTTCAATGCTGATATATTGAATCTCAAACCAACCAACTTCACCTTAGATAATAAAGGAAACATCATAATGACAATATGATTATCAATCCATATAGACTAATGAAATTCTACATTGATAAGAACACGGGCATGCTCAAACTTTATGTGCCCGATATTATCAAGGATAATGTAGAAGCAGAAATCGATTATTACGACCTAATTATAAGAATCAAATAACAATAGAACAATGGCAGAATTCCCAATTGGCAAAGTCATACCAAATTATCGCGGGCGATATAAAAAGGAATCAAGTTATGAAGAGCTTGACATTGTTGCGCACAATAATGGAACATGGGTATCAATGACCAATAACAACAACACAGAACCAAGTGAAGACAACACCAAGTGGAGATTGGTTTGCGATAATAGCAATCAGTTAGTAGAAGACAATCTAAAAACATTTGCCTTGGCTCTTGAAGTAATCGGAAAACGACTTGAAGACTTATCCAACAAGATTGACCAAAATCAGAAGGACATCGCAGAACAACACGGGTTGGTTCTCGATTCAATCAACAGCACAGCATTTGTTAGAACCAAGCTCAATGAGTTTGGCCAACGTCTCAGTAAAATAGAAAAGAAACTCGGAATATAACACCATAACAATATATCGCACATGAACTTCCTTGACCTTAACAACGACGGAAAACGTGATACAAAAGACGGACAAATTATATTGGCCTACATCTTTGCAGCGGTTGGAATCTTTCTGCTTGTAGCAGCTTTCTTCTTTCCACCAATTGCCACCATTGATATAACCATACAAACCACCGCGGGAATTTTATTTTCTTTCTGTGCAGCCGTTTTGGGTATCGATTGCCATTATAACCACCTACTAAACCAAACATTATCCAATTTCCAAAAGAAGAAAGAAGAAGAAACCAATTAGTTACGCGCTTTTTTATTTGTCATGATAAGAGCAGATGAGATTATAATTATCTTGTCTGTTCTTTTTTTGTTCTCAATGTTACCTTGCAAGGATACAGTGTTTATTTGACGTGTAAGCGCGTTTCTTGTTGTAGATGGACGCTTGAACTGCAATGAAAGGGATAATGCAGCAGGAAGGAAATAAACAAGGGAATTGGAGGTTGTGAGAGGTTGAATTTAGGGGGGGAGGGGTCAAAAAAAAATTTTTTGGCGGATAATCACACGCCCCCCCTGTTTTTCACGCGCGGCAATTTTTCTAAAGTAATTCAGCCCCCTCAAATGGTGCTATTTTGCAAGATTGGAGATTACAAAAGCAATATGTATTCAGGATTTATTAACGGTGGTACATTGAATTTCTGTGTATAGATTTGGCCACCTCAAAATAACCGATTACCTTTGCAGCAACAGATTTCAGAACGCCGCTAAAAATGAGCGCTGAATGAGATCACCTAACAATCTCGGAATGAGGCGGATATAAAAAATGATTCCCCGTTTTCTGAAAATGAATGGAATGGTTCATATTTATAACCTAAAAAAGGTGCAGACATCTCCGATGAATAAAGGGGGGTCTACAATAAAAAGGTGGTTTTTGTTCATGGCCGTTTGAAGCGCAAAACGCCCACAAAATGGACAAAAAACAGACATTCAAACACAGGATTTCCGACAAGAATTTGTTGAATCGTGGTTTTTGCACAACTGCTAAATGTTGTTATATCAGGCATTTGGTCTTGGTTTCCGCAACTGTATTTTAGTATAATTGCAGTGAATTAACTCGACAAGAGGACAGATTTCCCTACAAATACCCCTTTTTGGGGTGTTTTCATGGGGTTTTGAGTCACTTTTGAACGTGTTGAAAAACATTTATTCACAGACTAAATTTATATTGAAATGCAGTACTTTGAAGCAGCAACCAATTTTGTGTTGAGAAAGAGCACGGGCAAGAAACAAGATAAGCCGTGCAGCATTTACGCAAGCATTGAATGCAGTTGGAGAAAAGACCCTATCTATTTGAGCACGGGCAAGAAAATTCTCCCATCACTCTTCTCAGCAAAGGGAAGGCCAATCACAAGCGACTTTGAAGAAGGAACAAAGCCTTTTCAGGAACTGCGTGAATTGGCGATTTATCTCGACCAAATCAGAAAGAGAATTGACGATGTTATATTAGAGATAAACACGAGCAAGACAGAAATCGACCTTGAAGCGATTGATGAGAAGCTAAAGGCAATCATTCAAGATAAACACGAGCAAGAAGAAATCACAGTCCTCGAGCGCCTTGTTATGAAAGCGGTTAAAAATGCAGTTATCATGCGATTTCTCAATGCTGTTGCGGTTGTGTATTTCAAGCAACCTTTGAAAAGGGGGCTTTTTAGCAATTACAGCGTTCAGTATATATGCGACTATCTTTCAGGAATGGGAATCACAAATACTTTCCTAAAAAAAATGTCTACAACAAAGGCACAGAAGGTTTTTGATTATCTTGCCAACCGATATGCTCCCACGACATATAATTACATTTTGAAGGTCACTCGCAGCACATTCCGAGAATTGTTTAATACCAACCTGAAAGTGCAGACTGCAAAGATTAAGAAGGGTGATGTAAGGCCTCGCTGTATTCTCTCAGAAAAAGAGATTGAAATCGTTTACAATGAGTGGGTAAAGGTTGCCCCAACCCGCGGAAAGATTTCTCGTTCAAAACCAAAAGAAGACTTGAAAACCAACATTGAAATGAGTAAGACTCAACACATGTATATTGGTTTTTTTCTTCTTCAAACTATGTCATGCGTGCGATATTCTGATATTAGCAAACTTGTATCGTTCATTCAGAATAACCGCTCAGAAATTGTGCAACAGATTTCAGAAAACGGGTGCTATTTGTTTGAGATGACAACTCGCAAATGTAATGAAGAAGTTGTTATCCCCATTACTCACAAAGCACTTGCGGTTGTTGAGAAACTCACATTAGACCGCAATCTTGCCCCCTTTATGACTTCTCAATTAAAAGAAGATCAATATGCACACACAATCGACGCATATCGCGATAAAAAGTGCACATTGGACGAGGTTATAAATTGCATTGATAAGAATGATACAACAGCCCAACAAGTTCTCAAAACATACATTCAAAACAAGAACGTTGAACAATTCCTCAAAGGGCTTAGGGGGATAAAAAAGAACAACAAATCAATGAATCAACACCTTCAAAAGTTCTTTTCTCAACTCGTTCAGGAAGGAAAAATTGAAGATGAAGAGGTGGTTGTGAGTAAAAAACAAGAGGGACGCACTATTTATATAAAGGTTAGCAAGTGGAGTATTATTAGCACTCATTCAGGCCGTGCCACTTGGTGCTGTAACGCATATAAAAACGGGCTTTCAGAAACTCAGATAATTGCAGTTTCAGGACACCGCGATTTCAAAACCACATATAAGCACTATTTGAATGATGATAGTAAGAGACTGCAGCGACGATTGGAAGCGTTCAGAGGCTTTCAGGTGCAACAAGCAGCCGCGATAAACTAAAATCAGCCTTCATGTAAGGCGCGCATATATATTTTTTTCTTTTTATTTTCTCCTCTGCATAAGCCAATCGGCTTGTGTGGAGGTTTTTTTGTGCACTTTTTTATCGTTTTTCTTTCAGTTTGTGCACTTTTTCTCGTTATCGCACTATTTATATATAAAGAAAATAATATATAATATGCTCAAATACTTACTTATAGTCGCTGTGATTTTATGCGTGGCATTTTGCAGCCTTCAATTTTTTAATCTGCCTTGGGTGGTAGTACTATTTTCAGGCAATGCAGTAAATTCAATAGTCTCTTTAATCCTCGGTTTTGCCGTGGCAATTCTTATTTATGATAATGAGGATAATGATGAGAAGAGATGACAAGTGCAGCAGAAGAAAGACGCATTGAAGCACAAGAAGAATTTGACTTCAATACAACTAAAAAAATACTTGGTGCATGGCTGCCTACAAACAACGTTGAAATAAAGCGTTTTGATAAGCACGCACAATATACCAACACGGACGCGGGTGCAATTCTATTCTATAAAGGGAAAGAACACGTTGTGGAATATGAGATAAAATCTCGACATAAGGAAGCGGGTACATTAGAGCGTTTCCCCTATTCTGAACTATCAATCAGGAAAATACTAAAGATTAAACGCTATCTTGAAGAGCACAACAAAGACGCTCATCTTAGATATGTTCAGATTTACACGGACGAGAAAAAAGAGAACGTTGAAGCGGTATTCTTGTTCAACCTCGATTGGTTGAAGAAGCACATAACAATCAAGAATTGGAAGCAACCCCAAAATAATTTTGAGTGGGAGCACCCCAATAATTTTGATATTGAACGTTTCAGTATTGATAATAACAGCGGCCTTCCTTTTATTGAGCAATCAAATACACACAATCAGGAAAAGCCCCATTTTACTTATATGATTTGCAAGAAGACCCAATACAAGCTTGACAGCAAACATATAAATGAGCTGATTTTGAACATTCCCTTGCAAAACGCAAGAATGATATATCTTGATTCAAGCGTGCGTTCAAAATATGAGTTTCTATTGAAGGGAAAGGAACAGAACAAATATAATCCCAATTTTTTTGAGGCGTTTTGATTTGGATTTTCCACAAGAACGCAGTATAATATAATAAAGGAGGAGATGACAATGCCCACTATATATAAACCCAAGAAAAACTATTCAAGGAAGAAGCACGGCGTTCATGAGCTTATCCAAAAGCACGTTTACTCAACCACAAGGTGGCAACGCGTTAGAAAGGCATACTTCATGGAACACCCCCTTTGTGAGCGTTGTTTGGCAGAAGGCAGAACAAAAGAAACTGAGGAGATACACCATATCATTCCTTTGAAGTCCTGCGCGGGTAATATCCCCTATTTGCATGAACTTGCATTCAGTTGGGACAATCTCCAATCATTGTGCTGCGCATGTCATGAACTTACGCATCAGGAACTAAAGCGGGGTAAAATCCCCACATTCAAATAAAAAATTCACGCCGTGAGGGCGTTATTTCATTCATATCAGTTATTATTTTTCACGCCCAAGTTGCCAAGTGTTGGTGATTTGGGCATTTTTTTGTGGAAAAATTTGACTTTTCATCTCGCTGTTAGTATAATTTATAATATAATCCACTATTTATTTAGTGAAAAATAATTTAATGACGATATGAGAAATAATTTAAGCACCTTGGCCTATCAGGTCAAGCCAAAAGAAGCCGTTGGCAAAATCACATTTCAAGAACATGATAATCTAAATGTTGGACAAACGCTCGCTTTATTATGTATGGGGCGTTGTCTATGCGCAAATTATAAGCATAAAGGGGATAACCTAAGAATGCACGAGAAGAAAGCTGATAATTTCATTTCAACGCATTTTGTGTTTGTGGATTGCGATGGTTCAGATATTGGCGCAACGCAATTTTGTGAGAATATCAATGAAGAATATAAGCCCACGTGCTATTATTCCTCATATAGCGATGATAAGAACGGAACTCGTCGCTTTCATCTCCTTTGGTTCTTTGATGAAGCGCTCAATTATATCCAAGCACAGACAACGGGCAAATTTCTAAATTCCGTTTGCGTGAAAGCAGCAGAGGGAAAAAATGTCGCAATCGACACTTGTAATAATCCCTGCCAAATGCTTTTTGGGTCGTTTATGCCCAATGAGAAGGGCAACACTAATAAGCTGTACACATACAATGAAATTATCTCCTCTGATGAGTTTCAAGAGTTTGATATGAATGATGTTGAGGAGAAGGAAGTGAAACACGCTCACAAGGCCAAAAAGACGGCAAAGAATAGAGAGAATGTTCCTTTCATTGATTTCAACATGATTAAATCGTTCCTTGGAGATTCAGACGCTGTATTTTTTGAGAAGCACCAAAATACCTATTTCAAGGGGTGGCAAAATTATCGCTATGAAAAGCCCAATGAATGGTTAACTTCACCTGAATCAGGCATTGCCTACCAATACACAGATGAGAATTATTTTGCCCTTCCTTATTACATTCACAACGGCCATTTCTCGGAATCGTCCTCAGAAAGCATTAAGAATTGGTTCATGCGTGAATTGGCTATTGCAATGCTTATAAACCAAGGCTGCGATATAAATCGCGTTGCATATCGCTTACTTTTGAAGATAAGAGAACAGAACGTGGATTCAGAAGGTTTGCTTGACCAACATGCGATTGTTTCAGCAATGGAACGCGCGGCCACAATGAAAACAGAAGAGGTTGAAATTGAATATGCTGATCGCCTTTCATTTTTGCGGAAAGTCTCAAAGCTCAAATCGGGAATCATTATCAGGAAGAACAAAGCCAATCGTGATTTTGGATATAATACCCTTTTGTCAATGGTCAAGAAAGAATTGGTTCTTTCTGTTGTTTCAGGCATGGAAACGCCCAAGGAAGCGTTTCAGATTGTAAGCGAGAAGTTTCCTCGTTTGGATATATCTTTGACTTGGGTGCAGAATTTTTACTCTGAAATGGGATTTGTCCAAGAGAAGAAAATAACAGATGTAGAAAAGCAAATGCGAGCAATCCGTGAACTAATCAAGAAATATGGTTTGAAATCAAAGGACAATGAGAACGGTTTGACACAAAGAGAAATTAAATCGTTATTGGAATCAGAGAAAGGGATTACTATTTCATTAGGCGCGCTCAACAAGCGCTTGAAGGTGTTGCAGAATTGCAATTAGTTTTTTATATATTATTTTTTTTACTACCACTATGCGTTTATAACGTGTGGTGGTTTTCTTTGTATATAGGGTTATTTGCCTTCTCAGAGCGTTTCTAATCTCCAATGATACATTGCGCTAATCCTTTGTATAACGTCTTAGAATGGTCGTGTTTCATTGGTTGGTTGTTGGGTGTAAAATACCAATGAAATTAGTAGTTGAATAGTTTGTTCACGTTTTCATTTCTGATATACATTCTTCTCGGTTCACCTCTATATGATAAAAATGAAATGGTGAACAAGAACACATAACCATAAATCCACCAAGAAAAACAACCTATGGATTATAACAACGTGCAATCGTTGGTATAACATAGGGATAACAGTATAATAGGATATATGGAACATTCCAATCATATCCAAGGATAACAGCAACCATAAAACCATTACATAACACATGAACGAGTAACACGAGTTCATACATGAATGATGAGTGAAACGAGTTCATGAATGTAATACTTGAAAGGAAAGCACCCTATATAAAACCTATAACGAGATGAGCAATACAACAATCGCAGATTGCATATATCATTATATCCAACGATACCCCCGATTATCAACGTTTATATCCGTTCTACTGCCTTATATTGTTCATTATGGGGGAAACGTTCAGGTGGTGGTATTATAGCGCTTATATGGAGGAAAAAACGCAATTAAATATCCGCGCAACCTTGACAATTTCCAAGTATCGCACTATTTATTATTATAGATAAGGACAAATAAAAACGACAATGAAGAGAAAACCAAATAGCGCAAACAGCTATTCAGACGCTCTAATTGCGGGCTTAATAGAAAGATATGGAGTCGTGAATGATGAGAGCAATGAAGTGGAAATACCTGATGAGTGGTACTATCTCATCGACACATTTGCCATGCAATACAAACTCCAACGGCAATGCGAGAAGGAAATCCGAGAAAAGGGGATTTGCAGTTATGAGAACGGCGCAAGGAGACACCCCCTATTAACCACATTGAAAGAATTGGTTGCTTCCAATATGCGCATTCTTAATCTCATCGGGGCTAATCCTTATTATAGAGAGCGTTGCAAGCCCAAAGAAAATAGCAACGATGATATAAGCGCAGAAGATTTCATCAGCGCCCTAACAAGTTCCAATTATGAAGGAGAAGAGTGACAATCGGGCAACTGATTCTCTTCTCAAATATAAGCAATATGCGTTGGACGTCCAAAGTGGCAAGATAACCGCAAATCGATACATAAAACAAGCCACAAAACGTTACCTTGATTGGTTCTCTCGTTCTGATATGGAGTTTAGGCCACTTGCAGTTGATCGGGTGGTGAACTTTATAAGCAAGCTCAAACACTTCAAAGGGGAACACGCGGGGAAACCATTCCAATTATTAGACTTCCAAAGATTCATAATCGCAAATATGTTTGGTTTCTATTGGAAAGATGAAGAAGGCAAACCAAAGAATCGGCGTGTTGTTCAATATGTTTGGTTTGAAGTAGGAAGAAAGAACGGAAAAACGGCTCTTGCTGCTGCGATTCTTCTATATATGATGATTGCGGACGGTGAACAATCAAGCGATGTTTATTTTCTCGCAAACAGCCACAAACAAGCATTACTTGCCTATGACTATGCGCATAAATTCCTCGGTGGTTTAGACCCCAAGAACAAGCTATTTCATCGTTTCAGGGATTCTATTAAGTTCCCGATGACCAATTCTCAAATTAGTTGTCTTGCAGCAGAAGCCAAAAGACTTGACGGCCTAAATCCTCACTGCTACCTCTGTGATGAATACCACGAGTCCACGACTGAAAAGGTTTATGCAAACATGTGTTCAGGCATGCAAGGGCGACGCAATCCAATGGGAATTATAATCACGTCCGCGGGCTTTGACATGAACGGCGTTGCCTATCAGAAGAGAAAAGAAATGATTGAGATTCTGAGCGGAAAAGTGCAAGATGATTCACAACTCGTTTTTATCTATTGTCTTGATGAGGGGGATGACTATAAAGACCCAAATACATGGGAGAAGGCAAATCCGAGCTTAAACCAAACTTTATACCCTGATAAATTACAGATTGAAGTGAACAAGGCAAGCAACAGCCCAACGGTTGAGCCTTTTGTGAAGTGCAAGAACTTTGGATTTTGGGGTTTAACTGATTATGAAAAGACGTGGCTAACTCATGATGAGATATTAAATGTCACATGCGATATAAGCCTTGACCAATTTGACCCTGATAATACTATTGTTTGGCTTGGAGTAGATTTAGCGAGCACATGTGACCTCACAGCCCTGAGCATGATGGTTGTGGAAGATGGAATATATTACTTCAAAACATGGAATTTCTTGCCTGAATTATCGCTTCAACAGAACATGAACCAAGAATTATATCAGAAAGCAAGCAGGCGCGGGGATCTCATTGTTACCAACGGAAATGTCTGTGATTATTCTGAGGTAACAAAAGTAATTCTTCAAATTGCGGAACGCTACACAATCGGAGGGGTGTTTTATGATAGTTATAATGCCACACAATGGGCAATTGACGCAACAGCAAAGGGATTGCCCCTCGTTCCATTTTCACAGGCACTTTGGTCATTTAATAGACCAACCAAGGAATTTGAACGTTTGGTTAAGATGGGAAATTGCAGAATTGATAATAACATTCTGACCCGATTTTGCTTTGATAATGTAGAGCTGAAATTTGACCACAACGAGAATTGCAAGCCCGTGAAAAAAGGTGGAGCAAAGGGAGGAGCTGCAAAAATCGACTCGACAATTTCTATGCTCAGCGCACTCGGGGGCTACTTATTACAACCTCAATTTGACACCTCAATATAATATAGAAAAAATCAATAATACCAATGAAGATATTTGGTTTGAACATAACAAGGGAAAGACGGAATTTAGAACAGCCGTCGATTAGCTATGAACAACAGGTTGCAAATGCACTGAATTTCCCGTTCTTAAATTTCAATGAAAGCCCTTACACGTTGAGCGCATTTCATCGTTGTGTTGAGCTTATAAGTAGCAGCGTTGCAAATCTCCCAATTTCTGTGCTGTTCATTGATAAGCAAGGAAACAAGAAACAAAGGAACAATCACCGATTGAACGTTGTGTTTCAGAATATGCTATTAACTCGTTATCAATTCATTCATAACCTTGTAAAGGACGTTATTACAAGCGGCAATGCGTTTGCTTATATTCATCGTGATAACGGCGGCAACGTGAAGCAAATAACATACATGCAGCCAACAGAAGTTCAGGTTGTATATAACAAGCAAAAGGGGGAATTATACTATCAGATTCCAAGCATATCCAAACAAAAGATTGAGTCTTACAATATAATTCACCTTGTGCAGAATAGCAAAGATGGGATTGTTGGCACTTCAACTCTTAGCCTTATGAATAGAACCTTGAAGGGTGCGGGCTATGCAGAAACAACGGCCTTAAATCTGTTTGAAAACAATGGACAAAGTCCAAGAGGCATTCTAACGGTGGAGTCACAGCTGTCGGCCAAGCAACGTGAGGACATAAAAGAGAAGTGGGCGAGCAATCTTTCAAGCAACGGCGTGTGCGTCCTCCAAGGAAATATGCGTTATCAAAGCCTTTCAGCAACGGCAAATGACCAACAATTACTTGAAAGTAGAAAGTTCCACCAAGAGCAAATCTGCCAATTTATGGGCGTTCCTCCTGAACTCTTAGGAATGAAAGAACCAAAGAACATTGAAGAATTGACCAATCAATTCTTGATGTTCACATTGCAACCGATAATAACACTCATAGAAGAAGAATTTACCCGCAAATTATTTGCACCAAGCGAGAAGAATTTCAGAATCGATTTAGATGAGAACTCAATGCTTAGAATGAGTAAAAGCGCACAAGCGGCTTACTATTCAACGCTCTTGCAAAATGGATGTCTCTCTATCAATGAAGTCAGAAATGAAATTGGTTTTGAAAGCATAGGACAAGAAGGTGATAGGCATTTTGTGGCCTATAGTGACCTTGAACAAAACACGATAAATAATTCAGACACACAAGAAGAAAATGAAGGAACAGAAGGAAAAGGAAATTGAGAAAAGAGGTGGAGAACTTCAAATTGAAGTGAGTGACCGCCTTGTATCAGGCTATGCGGTCGTTTTTGACACATGGAGCAACGATTTAGGCTTTTATGAGAAGATATTGAGTGGTGCGATCTCAGAGGAAACAATTAAACGTTCAGACGTTATTTGTAAGCTCAATCATGATGACCAAAAGATATTAGCACGTTCCAAATATGGAGAAGGCAGCCTTATATTAGAAGTTGATGAGCGAGGATTAAAATATACTTTTGAATCGCCACGCACGCAATATGGTGATGAGTTACTTGAATATCTTAGAAGAGGTGACATCACGGGCAGTAGCTTTGCATTTACAATAGCTGAGGGTGGTGATGAATTTTCTTATCAGTGGCCTTTTGATAAAGACGCAGATCCCGTGCTTTGCCGTGAAATCTCAAAGGTTGATTTATTATTTGATGTCTCACCTGTGTTTTCACCTGCTTATGAGCAAACGAGCGTTCAGAACAAGCGCAAATTGGAAGAGGTTGAATTGAAGAGCAATGAAATCAACCAAATCATGGACGCAACCATTGAGGAATTTGAAAATCTTTGATTGCCCACGCAATTTATTAGAAGAATAGACTATTTATATTATATAGGAATTATGAGAAGTACACATCACATAAAACATGAGATTTCCGAGAAAAAGAAATTGAAGGAACAAATCGTTTCAGAAGTCCGTGAAATCTGCAACAAGCGGAAATTGGAAATTAGGGCATTTAGCCATGATGACAAGTGTAAGATGGATAATTTCCGCAAGGACATTTCTAATATCAACGAGGAAATCAATGAATTAGAAACAGAACTCAGAACCAAAGAAGAAAATTATAATTATAATAATACAGAAAAACACATCATGAAGAAGAATTTTTCTTTACTCAAGGCTATTAGAGCAATTAGTGAGAACAGAAGTTTAGACCCAATCGCACAAGCTGTGGTTTTAGAAGGCCAAAATGAAATGCGCAGTCGCAGTTTATCGGTCGTTGGTCAGTTGACTTTGCCAAGTTATAATGAAAGAGCAATTACCGTTCAATCGGAAGGTGAAGATATTGTTGCAACCAATCTCATGGACGTGATGGGGTCATTAAAGGCAAAATCTGTACTCGTGAAGGCAGGTGCGCGCGTTCTTGAAAATTTACGCGGTGATGTACAATTTCCTCTTAGCTCGTCTGCAAATTGTAGTTGGTCTGACGAGACAAGCGAGACGGCGGCAACTGATATGACATTCACCCATGTAAAATTATCTCCAAAGCGTTTGTCTTGCGTTGTAGACGTTTCCAAGCAGTTCTTATTACAAGATTCCGCAAGCGCAGAAGCTGTAATCCGCGAGGAGATTATTTCAAGTATTAATTCCAAACTTGAAAAAACGTTCCTTTCAGACGAGCAAGGTACAAATAATAAACCTGAGGGCATTTTCTACAATAACGGCGCACCCCTCTCAGAAGTTAGCAAG